TCTCCTTGACCGCTTAACCCCCTGAAATCGGATTGTCCGGAGCTAGGGGTCGATGGCGGGTAGAGCTCGACACCTCTGTCGGGTCCCGTGCGTTCTTGCGGCCCCCCGCCCCTCGAAATTAAGAACTCACCTTCATCTACAGTCTCACCAACTTTGTCGTAATGCCTTTCAATTCCGTCCGTAACTACCTTGGCGAACGCATAGCTCGAATCCGATCAGAATGGAAATTATTCCAATCTTCATCATCCGACCCTATCGAAACTCAAGAAGCTCTACTCGACATCGATACACACCGCATGTACAGAGATCAACTCCACCGTCAAAATGACGAAGAAGCTGCCCTCGCCCTAAACGCCGAATTCTCTACTATCGTAGAAGCTATCCGCACAGATTTCCAATCTAAAGATCAGCCCTTTGAACTTCGCCGTCCACGTCCTGCACACCACCCCGTCCCTGAAAACCGACTTCCTTCCGATGGTATCCACCTATCCGAACATCAGTATCACACTGGCCACATTATCCACGCCGACCCGCTCACTTCTAGACCCATTCACCCTGATTTTGAAACCGACGCAAACGAATCCTACCTCCCCGGAGACACAGACTTCGGTCAACCCATTGACCCCATGCTTCGAACACTACTCGAACGCAAATACCCCCTGTATCTACCATATATTAACAAGTATTGCCGCCCCGCTGGCACAACAGATGGCACATTTCGCGACTTCAACAAGCCGCAAATCCCCACCGAACCTATTGACCCTGCTCGAAAAGAACATGTACTAAAACTAGTAATGCACTTCCTCGATGTAACTCCCTACCGACCACTTCACTTCGTCGACACTCAATATGCAAAAACACCACTTGTTACAGGCACTGGCTATCATAACCGCTTCTCTTATAAGCAAAAAGCTCATGCAAAGTACTCGCACCCTAGCGAATACTCCGACCGACCCACATCCAAGGGTTATTTCTACAATGCAACATACGAAAACGCTCGAACCATAATCCATAAAATTAAGGAAACTGGCGCTCCATTCAACATTCACTTCGCTCCCGAAGATGAAGATATCTCTGACGAACAAGTCAAAGAATACATTGCTAAACATGATAACTTCTTTAATGATTACCCGACACTCCTATTCACACGAAACCACATCTCAGACCGCGATAAGACTTTAAAAGTCCGACCCGTCTACGCAGTTGATGATATATTCATCATCATTGAACTAATGCTTACGTTCCCGCTCACTGTACAAGCTAGAAAGCCTTCTTGCTGTATTATGTACGGACTCGAAACCATCAGAGGTTCAAACCACTACCTCGACAATCTCGCTCGCAGATATACAACCTTCTTTACCATTGACTGGTCAGGATATGATCAACACCTACCCCGTGTTATCACTGATATCTACTACACTGATTTCCTCCGCCGCCTTATTGTTATCAACCAAGGTTACGCTCCCACGTTTGAATACCCCACCTACCCCGACTTGACCCCCGAATCTATGTACAAGAAAATGGACAACCTCCTCCACTTCCTTCACATGTGGTACAACAACATGACGTTCCTATCTATTGATGGTTACGCCTATCGCCGTAAATACGCTGGCGTCCCCTCCGGCCTTTACAATACGCAGTACCTCGATTCATTCGGTAACCTCTTCCTTCTCATTGACGGAATGATCGAATTTGGATTCACTGACTCTGAAATCCTTGAGATCTCCCTCTTTGTACTTGGCGACGACAACTCCGCCTTCACGAACTGGTCTCTATCCCGCATGTATCAATTCATCTCCTTCCTCGAAGAGTACGCCCTCTCACGATACAACATGACCCTGTCCAAGACAAAGTCAGTTATCACTAAACTACGCAATAAATTAGAAACACTATCCTATCAATGCAACAACGGCCTACCCTTACGACCAATTGACAAACTAGTCGCACAACTTTGCTACCCTGAACACCGTATCAAATACCACACCATGTCTTCACGCGCAATTGGACTCGCTTACGCATCATGCGCAATCGATAAATCCTTTTACAACCTATGTAAAGACGTATACCATATGTTCCTCCCCTACTATAAGTATGACGAACGCTCAGAACTAAATCTGGCCCGCCTACTATCCAAGACCGACGAATTATTCGTCAAACGAGAAGAACATTACTCCGCTCCTGCTTTCCCATCCATGATGGAGATCCGAGAAACTATCTCCTACTACCATGGTCCGCTCTCTTACGCGCCGAAATGGAATAAAGCACACTTCGTTCTCGACCCCGACGATTTGGAAACCCCAATCATCGATGGCGACTACGTAATCGTTCCCCACTTTGCGATGACTATGTACGAATTCGAACAGATACACAATCTTTCACCTCGAATCGCCCCTACATTCGCAGCTGGTTCCACGGTACCATGAATTTTACTTATTTTCATGCTTCCTTGTTTCACCTTGAAAAAAAAGAAAAATAAAAAAAAAATAAATATAAAAATCAAAAACCAAACCCCAATCTTTCACCTCGAATCGCCCCTACATTCGCAGCTGGTTCC